GTACACGGCCGCGGGCGTCGACTACCGCGTGCCGGAATCGATGCACGATGACGGCGTGATGGCGCTCGCGCTCGCGATCCGCTGCTGGGACGAGACGGTGACGATGCCGGCGCGGCCGGCGAGCGCGCTGACCGCGTCGGACGACCGTGACGCCGTCACGTTCGCGATCGCCGCGCCCCGCGGCGGCGCTGACGACTTCGGCGCGCTGGGCGCCGGCTGGTAACCCACTCACACACCACCACTCCCGACCATGGCGAACCTGAACGATGTCGCATTCCGCGCGGCCGACTATTTTGAGTCCGGTAGCGCCACCAACGCGGCTGCGACCGCGACCCGCGCCGCGCCGGGCGCCGGGCGCCGGCACGTGCTCACCGGCGTGCTGATCACCATGTCGGCGGCGCCGACGGCTGGCGGCGCGGTCACCTTGACGGGCGCGAAGGCGATTGGCGGGCCGACCGGCACCACGCTGCACACGATCGCGGCCGGCGGCGTGCTCGACATCACGCTCCCGATCCGGCTTGAGTGCGAGGTGAACACCGCGCTGTCGATCGCGCTCCCGGCACTCGGGGTTGGCGTGGTCGGCTCGGTGACGCTGTTCGGCTTCACGGTGGGCGCGTGACCGCGTTCCCGTTGTGCGTCGAGCTGCACTCGATCGCGCCGCAGCACTTGCAGCTGGTGACGCTGGCGGACGAGGCGGCGCGCGCCAAGATCGAGCTGGCGGAAGCTCGCCACAAGGCTGCCTACCTGGCGGACGCGCGGGCGATTCAGCAGGCGTTTGAGGCGATCGTGCAACCGGTGCTGGACGCGGTCCCGATGCACCCGGCCGACTCGGTCCGGTTCACGCACGACGAGAACGGCGTGCTGTGCTTGGAAGTCGTGCGGCGTGGCGCGCGGCCGACGGTGGCGGCCATGGACGCGCTGCAGGCGGCGCTGGTGCCCGACGTGGGCGAGGGGGCGGAGTGAGCGCCATCGTCGTGGCGCTGGTGGGCGTGGCGCTGGGCTGCGCCGCTTTCCTCTGGGTCGCGTACCGCGCTGAGCGGTTGGCTGACCGGGTGCTGACGCTGCGGGAGACGGCTGCCGCGCGGGCCGCGGTGGTGCCGGACAAGCTGCGCATCCCGCCCGACCTGCTCGCCATGGCCGACGACCAGTCGGAGCCGTGGGCGCAGGACCAGACGCGGGCGCTCTTGCGTGAGTCGTTCGAGGAGCTGGGTAGCTGGGCGCTCGTGCGCGCGAAGGTGGCGCCGTGAGCGCGCCGTACATGCCGATGGCCGAGGAGCCCGGCCTCAACCCGATGGCGATGTTGGAGCCGGAGCCGCCGGAGCTGCCTGAGCTCGAGCCGCCGCCCGAGGATTCCGCGCCGGCGCCCGCAGAACTGCTCGTGCAGGGCGACGGGCCGGATACGGCGGCCGGGGTCGCGGCCGTGTACGGCGCCGACTGCCCGCTGGTCGGGATCGTCGACGGCAGCAATCCGACGCCGGACGAGTGGGCCGATTGGGCGCGCGCGGTCTGGACGCGGCACGAGGACGCGCTGTCTGAGCATATGCACGTCGTCGACCGGTGCCGGCGGTTCCGGGCCGGTGAGCAGTGGCTGTCCCGGATGGGGGCGCGTGGCGCGTGGCGCGAGCCGACCCGGGCGCCGAACGTCGTGCGCTACGTCCACAACGTCATTGGGCCGGCGCTCGATTGGCGGCTGCAGATCTTGACCGAGCAGAAGCCCGGGTTCCGGGCCGTGCCGGCGTCGCGGCTGCAAGATCCCGACACCACCACCGAAGCGCAGGCGCGCCAGCGGGTGCTCGACCATCTGTACAGCGCGCAGAAGATGCCGGCCGTGCTCTCGTCCGCGTCGCACGCCGCGCAGACGGACGGGGTGGCGTTCCTGCACGCGTACTGGAACCCGGACGGCGGGGTCAAGCGGGCCGGCGAGATGGCGACCTGCGTGCACCCGATCGACCAGGTGCGGGTGGCCGCGAACGCGACCGCGTCAACCGCGCCGAGCTATTGGGTGCTCCGTGAGACGATCCCGCTCGCGCAGGCGGTCCTGCAGCACGGGAGCGGGGTGACGGACGCGGACGTCACGAACGGCGCGCCGGTGGTCGGCACGTGGCGGGAGACGCGCGACCGGTCGACGGCCGACCTGTACCGGCGGCAGCAGACCGTGGAACGGTTCACGGTCTACTGCGAGCCGTCGCGGTTCGTGCCGAATGGGCTCACGCTGGTCACGGTCGGCCGGCAAGTCACGTTCCTCGGGCCGCTGGTGTTCGGGGTGGTGCCGGTGGTGCGGGTCACCGACGGGACCAAGTCGCCGGCGTTCTTCCCGTCTCCGCAGATGCACCAGTGGCTGGAGCTGCAGCAGGCGCTGAACGCGGCGCTGAGCAAGTGGCTGGAGAACATCCGGAAGAACGCGGGCGGCCGGTTCATTGCGCGGGCCAACGCGATCGTGCAAGAGACGCTGACCGCGGCGATGGACTCGGTGATCGAGGTGCGGTCGCCGGGCAACATCGGCGACGTGGTGCTGCCGCTGGCCGGGTTCAGTGTCGGCAAAGACACGATGGACCTGATCAGCTGGGCGCTGGGCCGGTTGGAAGATTTGAGCGGCTTCACGCCGGCCGCACGCGGGCAGGTGTCGGGCGACTCGAGCGGGCGCGCGATCTTGGCCGCGAAGGAGTCGCTGGAGCGGCACTTCGCCGGCGCGGTGGTGGCGACCGCCGAGGCGTGCGCGCAGTGGGGCACGGTGCAGCTCAAGTGCGTCCAGCAGCTGTACGACGAGGAACGGCTGGCGGCCATCTTCGGCGGCGCCCGGCCTGACCTGGTGCGCGCATTCCGGCGGGCCGACGCGGACGGCGTGGACGATGTGCAGGTGGACGCCGAGACGATGATGCCCGAACCGCGCTCGCTCAAGCTGTTCCGGTTGGACGACCTGTTTGCCAAGCAGGTGATCGACGCGGACGAATACCGGCGCCGGTATCCGGGCGCCTCGATGGACGACATCGACACGCCGAACGCCATGCAGGAGGCGTACGCGCTGCGGGTGGTGGAGCTGATCCGCGCCGGTCAGCCGGCGCCAGCCGTGCTGTGGCAGGAGGACGAGTCGATCGGGCAGACGGTGCTTGAGCGGGAGCTGATCCTCGCGCCCGACGTGCCGCCCGAGATCCAGCAGGCGGCCGGCGACCGGTGGATGGCGCTGGCGCAGCAGGCGGCGGCCAAGATGGGGCCACCCCCGATGGCGCCCGGCGCGCCCGGCGACGCACCGCCACCGCCCGAGATGGACCCGACCGCGCAGCCGAGCGGGCTGATGCCCGGCCCGATCGCGGCCGCGCCAATCAATGCGCAATCTGCGACGATCGCCGACGCGGCCGTGACCGGCTTCGAGCAGTCGGCGCTCCAATAACCCGAACCCCACCGAGCCATGGACAACGAGACACCGCAACTTACGCCCGCTGTCGTCGGCGCGATGTCGCAAGAAGAGTGGGGCCGTACGTTCATGCCGTCCCTGATGGACGCGGCGCCGCCGGCGCCGCCGGCCGATGACGCGCCGAGCGCGGAGCCCGCGCGCGGGACCGACGGCAAGTTCATGGCCGCGCAGTCGGCGCCAGTCGTGGACGCCGCGCCGGGCGAACCCGTGGACGCGGCGGCGCCCGCCGGCGACACGGCGGACACGCCGCCCGTCATCACGTTGCCGTTCGTCGCGATCGGCGCCGATGACGCGCCGGTCGACCCGGCGACGCTGGCGGCGATGCGGATCACGCTCAAGGCGAACGGGGTCGACACGACGGTGCCGTTGCCGGACCTCGTGCGGCAAGCGCAGTCGGCGGCCGGCGCGACCCGGCAGGCCAACGAGCTGCGCGCGTCGATGACGAGCCGTGACGCGGAGTTAGTGGCACTGCGCGCCGAACAGTCGTTGCTGGAGTCCGCGCTGGTGCGCGCGCTGACCGACGACGACGCGCGGTTCGCGCTCGCGCAGGAGTACGCCGAGTACACGTCGCCGGCCGCGGAACTGGCGCGGGTGCGCGCGGAACAGGCCGACGCGCAGCGCGTTGCGACCGAGACGGAGGCGGCTGCGCACGCCAATTCCACCGCAGTGGAATTCATGGGCGAGATGCGTAGCGCGTTTGAGGCGTTGCTGGCAGACTTCCCCGAAGTCACACCGCAGGAATTGCTCGGGCAATTCAACTTCGACACCGCTCACTGGGCCGTGAACGGAGTGATTCCCCCCGAGCGGTTTCCCGAGGTGCAGGCGTATGTGAGCCAGTCCCTGTCTGCGTATGCGCAGCAGCGACACACGGGCATCACGGCGCTCAGGACGCAAGCGACAACGGCCGCGAAAGTTGCGCAGGACGCAGCGCGCGCCGCGAAGACGACCATGGCCGCCGCTGTGCGGCCGGTCGGCTCGACTGGGGCGCCGAGTGCAGCCGGCAAACCACACATCGCCACGCTGAAGGACGCCAGCGCCTACGCGCTCAGCGCCTTCGCGCCCTCCTGAGGCTCCGCTGATTCCGCGCGGTGCCTCGCCATCCACTGAGGCACCGCTCCCATGTCTATCGCGACCACCACCGACGTCGGCATCGCCGGCGGCTTGAAGCAGTATTACCAGCGCGTCCGCGAGGACGTGTTCCCCCTCATCACCCCGATGTGGGCGCAGTTCACGAAAATGAAGAAGGGCGGCCCGCGCAACATGCAGTGGGGCGGCGAGGGCGCCGTGTTCAACGTCGTAAACGGCGACCCGGTCGGCCAGACGTTCAGCGCGCAGGGCTTCCTGCCCCGCTCCAACTTCCGGCGCTCGGCCAAGGCCACTGTCGGGATCAGCCGCGGCTACGTGCGCCAGCAGTTCGACATGCTGACGGTCACCGCCACGCGCAACAACCAGGCGGCGTTCATCTCGCTCGGTCAGCAGATCGACGAAGAGGTGCGGCTCAAGTCGCAGCTCATGATTCAGGAAGCGGCGCACGGTGACCCGCGCGGCGTGAAGGCGATCGTGAGCAACGTCGTCAACCAGTCCACGATCGACATCGTGTCGCCGTACGGCATCGTGAACGGCGGGCAGGGCGCGCTGTGGGTGGCTGTCGGCGGCCTGTACGCCTTCCGCTCGAGCAACGGCGCCGTGCTGCGCGCTGGCGGCCCGCAGGTGTGTGCGACCATCGCGCTGCAGGTCGCGCCGGACACATACCGGATCACGTTCCCGGCGAACTTCACCGGCGTGGTCGCGGGCGACGTGATCGTGGGCGCGACCGCGAACGACGACGCGTTCGGCGCGTACCCGAACGGGCTCACCAACATCCTGAACCGCGGCGCGGCGTTCAACAACCTGCACGGCATCGACCCGTCCGTGGCCGGTGGCGAGCGGTGGAACACGACCCGCATGGTGGCTGGCACGGACACGGCCCGCGCGGACCAGATGACCGAGTCGGACTTCCACGAGATCGCGATGCGGATCAAGGCGCGCTCGGGCGAAGACCCGTTCACGTCGCCGGACGAGTTCTGCATCATCACCACGCCCGGTATCGCGAAAAGCTACGCCGAGAGCATGATCGGCCAGCGCACGGTGTCGCTCGGCGAGATGAAGAAGCTGAACGGCGGGTACTCGGCGCAGGGCCAGTGGAACGGCGTCCCGATCATCGGCGACAACTACTGCCCGGTCGGCACCGTCTACTTCATCCACAAGCCGACGCTCGGCTGGCTGGACGCGGAAGACTTTGGCCAGATCACGTACGAGGATTCAGACGCCTGGCGTTTCGTGTCCGACCGCGACGCGTACGAGACCTCGTTCAAGATCTACTACAACATCCTGACGACGAAGCGCAACGCGCACGCGATCGTGACCGGCTTCGCCGAGTCCTTCCGCTACTCGCCGCTCGCCTTCTGACCCTGACCGCGGGGCGGTGCTCGACACCGCCCCGCATGGAGTGTTGTTATGGCTGTTACGCATTTCAGTCCGGCGCCGGGCCGGTTCGGCGAGACGTACGTGACCCCGTGCCTGCCGAACATCGGCGCCGGCACGTCGGCCGGCGTCGTGTCGTACCTGCTCCCGCCGGTCTTCCGGCTCGCGTACCTCAAGCGGGTGTCGTTCGTGATGGGCACGATCGCGACCGGGACCGGCGCGTACACGGCCGCGATCGTGAAGACGCGGATCGGTGGCGCCACGGTCGTGCTCACGCCCGAGGTGTCCTTGTTTGGCCGGACGGTCGGGCAATCGTTCGCGGTGGACCTCGTGCCCGGCGTCCTGGACGCGGACGCGACGGTCCGTGAAGGCGAGTCGCTGTCGCTGCGGCTGACCAACACCGGCGGCACGATCGGCGTTCAGGCGCTGCAGTTCCACGTGACGGCCGAACTCGCCGTCCTTCGGTGAGCACGGTCCTGTATACCCCTGATGGCGCGGTGATCCCGCCGCGCGATCAGGTGGACCTGCTCGAGGCGATCGACCGGCGCCTCGGGCTGCAGTTCCATGCGGGCCTGTCGTGCTTCGTGGTGGCGCTGCGCTGGGCGCAGGACGACCCGCGCCGCGGCGCGGACGCGTGGGCCGTCGAGACGGGCCACGACTGGAGCATCGAAGTGCAGATCCCGCCGAACGTCCCGCTGGACGAGATGGCGTCGTGGGCGCTGCGCAAGATGTCGCGCGGCGGGTCGGAAGGGGCAGGGCTGGTGGAGGCGAACCAGCGCCGTGTCGAGCGCGCGAACGCGGCGCGCCTGACCACGATCGCGGACGGGGTCCGTGACGAGGCGCTGTCGGTCGATGTGACCGGGCCGACGATCCAGCCTGGCAAGCGGCGGACGCGGGTGAAGGTCGGCGCGCCGTGAGCTGGACCCGCGACGTGCTGGTGGACCGGATTCGGCACGTCGCGGCGGCGGAAGACGCGCTCGGCGACTGGCCGGTCGACGTGGTGCTCGATTACGCCTCGCTGGTCCACCAGCAAGAGTGGGGGCACCTGCTCGACATGAACCCGCGGCTGCGCATGGCGCGCCGGGTGGTGACGGTCGGCGCGGAGGGCATCGTGCCGCTCAGCGCGCTGGACGCGGCGGGCGAACGGTTCGAGCGCGTGGTGCGCCTCGTGGACGGCGCGGTGGGGCTCCTCGAGCTGCTGTCGATCGGGCTGCGGGCTGGCGACGACGATGTGCGCTGGCAGCGGCTGGGTGACGTGCTGGTGGCGGACGCGGTCAGCGGGATGGTGCTCACCGCGTTGGTCACGCACTTGCCGCCGCTCGTGCGCGACTTGCCGCTGCCGGCCCAGCCGGCGGACGGGCCGCTGCTCGAGCCGCTGGTGCCGTTCCCGGACGGGTGGGAGATGGTGCTGGCCTACGAGACGGCCGCGCACCTGCTGCACAAGGGCGCGCGTGAGAGCGACGCGGCGGCCGTGCTTGAGCAGAAGGCTGAGCAGCTGCGCCAGCGGATGCTGGCCCGGGTGGGCCGTGAGCGGACCGGCCCGATGGTGGTGGCGGTCGTGGACGACGTCGACGTGTGGGGCGGGGTCTGATGCGGACCCGGCTGCGCGACGAGCAGACGACGTTTAGCGGCGGCGTGAACACCGTGGCGGACGACCTGTCGATCCTGCCGACCCAAGTCCGCCGGCTCGAGAACGGGCGGCTGACGGTGGCCGGCAGCGTGACCAAGCGGCGCGGGACGCAGCGCATTCTGCGCGCGGTCTTGCGCGGCACGGTCCGCGGCGGCATCCGGTGGGACCGGACGCAGGGGGGCGCGGTGGACGTGGTCGCGGCGGGCGGCCGGCTGTACTTCCTCGCCGGCACGGCGCCTGGGTCCGGTGCCGCGCAGCTCATGGGCACACTCGACGAGCGGGTGCCGGTCGTGTTCGCGCCGTTTCGTGACGCGGTCGGCGAAGCGCTGTATTTCTGCGACGGTGGCCGCGTGGGTCGCGTGCGGCCGGACGGGTCGATCGCGCGGCTGGCGACCGGCCCGACCAGCGCGCGGTTCGTCTGGACGTACAACCAGCGGCTGTTCGCGGTGAGCGGCGCCGACGAGCGCGTGTGGTGGAGCGACCTGAACGACGGCGATACGCTGGGCGTGGGGCCGGACGGCGGGCAGGCGGTCGTCCGGACGTTTGGCGACTCGGCGCTGACCGCGGGCGTGACGCTGGGGCAGGTCAACCTGCTGTTCCACACCACCGGGATCAGCGCGTTCACCGGGATCAGCACGGACGACATCGCGATCGGGGCGGGCGCGTACGGCGTCACGAGCGACGTGGGCACGATCGCGCCGCGCTCGGTGATCAACATCGAGACGGCGGCGCTGTTCCTCTCCGACCGCGGCATCTACAGCGCGTCGCCGAACGGCGTTACGCCGGTGTCGACCGCGATCGAG